ACAGGAGAGAAAAGCTCCTAGTCGTATTAAGTTTGATGAAGATTCTGTTGCCAACGGTCAGTTTAAAAAGTTTGCTTTTGATGTCTACAAAGTAGATAATGATCCCTATGAGAGTCTTTGGGTTTTACAAGAGTTCGATGATGGACCTCACTTGGTCAGAGCTGGAGATCCAAAGTACACTAAAGAAGATAAGGGTAGCTGGTCTGCTGTAAGTGATTACAACAGAGAGAACGTTACTCTTGTTTACAAGAATGTTCCAATTGCTAGATTCTCCTCCACGGAGTATGGATTTGATCCACAAGAGGCTATGACTTTTAAGTCAGCCCTATTAGAGATGGTAGAAAGCGATAGCGAATTTGTTAAAAGTGTATTATCAGGACAGCCTACTGGAAAGAGAGAGGCTCTAGCTACAACCTTCCCAGAGTTCAAAAAGTTTTTCTAAAAGAGGGATATAATGAAAGATCTTAAAAACATAATTGAGCAGGCACGCAAGGCTCTAAGATTAGTTAAGGAAGGTGAGACATATACTTCCGACTATGTTATCAAGCGTTTTGCTGCATCTGCCGAAAGAAATCCAAGCGACCAGCTTATTGGAAACATGAGAGATGTTCTCGTTAAGAGAGCCTCCGCGAAAATGTTCTTTAATCAGACTGAGATTGGAGAGCTTTACTCCGAGATGTATGGCATCTCTGGCGGACATACTGCATTTAGAGATGAGCTAGGCGATCTACTGCCTGAAAGCTTGCAGTTAGCAAAGGTAGCTCATGCAGGATCTGATATTCGTCGTCATGAAGAAATAAATCCAGAGCCTATTTATAAGGACTCTGAGCTTTCTAATGCATTCTCTGTTATTTTCTCTATGGGCTCTAACTCTGCTTTTGGCTCTTTTAAGGAGACCGACTCTAATGCTGTGCAGCAAGTTGTCTCTAGCAAGCTTAGCAGATTAGGCAAGACTCCTATTAGCATTAAGGTTGCAGGACAGAATGAGCACTTCGCTCTTGCTACTGCACTCTATCAAGATCGTAATCATAATCAGTTGGCACTCCAGATTCCCGTCCCTCTTTCTGGTGGTCAGCCACAAGAGCCAACTCTTATGGTTGAAGCTGGTCAATTTATTGATCTTAATAAAGAAAATCTCTATGTACATCTAAAGGAATCTTCTCATTACAAGAAGGCATCCGCAAAGACCCGTATTGGTGGCGATGTTGGACGTGATAGAGTTGAGGTTGATAAGGCAGTGGTTCCAGCTTCTCTTGAGAAGTGGGCAGACTTTGATACTGATATGATTAGAGCTGGAAAGCACTTCTCTCCTGAGCAAGTAAATCTTGGAGCCTCCATGGTTTCTTCTGAGATTGCTTCCTATGCAAAGGTTCGTTCACAGGTTAAGGTTGCTAAGTCTGATCCCTCTGGAATTGTTTTTAAGGCAACTTTCCCAACTCCAAAGGGCGGCAATGTAACTCTCGATGTTCCTGTTGAGTATCATAATGGACAGCCGATTCTTCCAAGTCGTTTTGCAGTAAATGCATCTCTCAATGATGACGTTCACTCTTACTTCGACTTTGATAAGAGAGGATTTGAGAATCTTTGGCAACAACTATCTGATAGCGAAGTTGCTGATTCTTACAACAGAATCTCTCGCGTTCACTCTGAGATGGGTAAGATGTCTTATCATCAGCTTATGGATCAGGTTATTACTGCTGCTGCAAAGAAAGATTATGCATTGGCAGAAGATGCAATTGGCGTCATTCGTGATAACCATAGCGAAGAGCTTGCTCTTAAGGCACTCAATAAGTATGCTTCTCTACTTAAGCATGCTTCTCCAACCTCTTCCAAGAGAAGCGAGTTTGTAAAGCAGGCAAAAGCTCGTGGAGAGCTTATTGAGATTCCTACTAGCGTAGAACCTTACGCTCCAAAGCTTGGTCTTCCATTAAGCAAGATTGACTTTGACTCTGAAGGCATCATGTATCCAAAGGGCAGAGTTCCTAAGTATGATAACCAGAATGATGAAGTTCAAGTAATTCAAACATCCAAGATTTATCTATCATAAGGATTTAAAATGGAAAGAGTAAAAAAGATATTAGAACAGGCAGAGCAAACTGGAAACAGAAAGCTGGCTCGTAAGCTGCGTCTAGATGTCTTAGAGAGCATGATGGAGTTTGAAAAGACTGCTCAAAGCATGCAGTCAGGCATATTCCAAGTCTTCAGAGATGGTGTTGTAGATTACCCTACTCGTGAGAATGCAACCACTGAGCGTGGTGGCAAGGCAGAGAAGGATCTCTACAACTTAGAGCCGGAAGGCAAGAAGATGGATTCTAAGCGCAGACCACATGATCGTAGTCTTTCCACAAGATACTCTCCTGATAGAGTTGGCGTTCAGGCTAGACGTATTGCTGATGGCGTATATCAAGATCCATACACTAACAAATTGTATAACTGGAATGATGGTTTTAAGACTGAGGATGGCCAATCTTTTGGCGGCGGCTCAGTTCAGTTGCAGACTGATTTAGTCCACAATAAATAAAGCAATAACATAATTCCTAACCGGCCTGCTAGTATAATATTGGCAGGCCTTTTTTATTTTCGGAGAACATATGTCAGACAACATTGGTAAGTTTAATAAAGTCTTAAAGCATCCAGATAAGGAAGATATCATCAAAAAGCTTCTTGATGGAGAGTCCCTTAAAACTGTTGAGGCTTGGCTTAAAAAGAAGTATCCTCGAAGAAAGAGACTTCATATATCTTGGGTAACTCTTCAGAAGTTTAGAAAAGAGCATCTCAACTTGCATGGAGAAGTTCTCGATGATATTAAAAATGCAAGAAGAGTTAAGGATGAAGATTCATCTGAACTTTTAGTAAAGCAGATTATTGCAGAATCATCTCACTACCAAGAAAAGATCAATGAGATCGCCGACGCTGAACTTGATGCCTCCAAGCGATTGCTAGAAATGGATAAGTTAATTAATTCTAGATTAGTTTATTATTTTAATTTACTTGAATCTGGTAATGGCAACATCAAAGAAGACAAAGTTTTTCTTGATTATATTAGAGAATATCGTGCTATCTTAGAGTCTTGGAAGAAGTTTATTGAAGGTCATGCTGATAAAAAGATTGAACACAATATTAATATTAATGTTGTAAATGAACAAATAAATGTTCTTAAAGGCATCGTCTTTGAAGTTCTTCAGGAAATGGATCCTATGCTTGTCCCTATATTTGTCGAAAGACTAAATCAGAAAATGGGATTTGTTGATGTGGGTAATGAAGAGTACAAGAGATTAGGTGTTATAGACGCCGAGGTTATCGATGAATAACATTCAAAAACTTAAGATTAGCGATCTTCGAAGCTTATATGATCTCAAGAATTGGGTTCGAGAGCATGCTGAGATATTTCACGGTAAGAATATCGATAAAGAAAATATGTTAATAATTCTTAATTACTTGAAAGAAGCTATTAAGAAGTCCGATGCTTCGGACAAGTCTGGGTGGCTAGATACTATTATTGAGCTAGAGCATAGAGCGGAGGCAATAGAAAGTGAGCCAGAAGAACTATAAAGAAGTACTAAGAAAACTTTATTGCGATTATCCTTCGCTTTATAAAAGAGCAGAATCTTCCGAAAAGCAGATGAAGGTTCTAGCTTCATTTTATAACTTAGGAAGCCAGACTGTAAAAGGATTTAATAAAGAAATTCTAGAAGAAGCTATGGCTTTATCTGAGCAGCACGCTGAGCCAAGGAATCTTAATGACTTTTATTCTATTCTTTTGTATGCTACTAAGAGCGTAAAAGGTTTTAAAAAGACTGCGTATCCTCAAAATCCATTAATTATTACTGATGATTATGATGATCAATTTGACATCAATAAGTGGGCAAAACTTGTTTACAAGATTTATGATGCTGTACTTAGTCAAGATATGTCTATGGAAAATGCTATAGATTATTACGCAGAAACTCTTGATAAGAAGTCTGAAGAAGATTTTAAGTTCAAGCAGTGGATTAAATATCATCTCAGTGGGGATGGAAATAAATATGCAGAAAAGGAAGATATCATGAAAAAGCAGTCAGATTTTCAATTTGGATTAAATGGCTCCAATTTTTACTATCCCGATAGCGTTCCTATGCCTGAAAGAGAGCAAGGAGAACAAAGCGTCAAAGAAAAGTTCGAAAATGAAATTGAAGATGCTGAGCGTAAAAAGGAATTACAAGATTGGAAGCGTAAGCTAGATGGAGCAATACGTCGTATTGATAAGCTTATTCGCTCAATTGATGATCCTGCAGTAACTGAAGAATTATTTAATTCTTTGCACAATTTTAATATGACAGTGCAAAAGGCAAAGAGTAGCGTAACTGCATCTGACATTGCTTTTAGAACTGCAAATAGCTTTAAGAAGGTTGGTTTTAACCAAGGATATGATATTCTATCTAAGACTGCTCAAGAGATTGAGTCAGCCCCTGAAGAAATTGTAGATGAAATTCCTCCTGCTGTAGATGAGTCTCCAGCGGACCTAGAAGAGGATGCAGGGGCGGCAGGGCCAACTAGTGAAGATCCTGTTACTAGAGTTTATGAGAATACCTCTGGTGCAAAAGAGGGTGAGTATGAGAAGCTCAGTGGAAATATTGAACTATCAGATGCTATTTCCAAGCTAGAGGAAATTGCTGCACGTCTATCAGACCGTCGTGTTATTCGATTACTTGCTGAGTTTGATATTATGCTTGATCAAATTGGAATTGCAGCTATGTTCCCAGAGCTTGCTGAGTCTCAAAGTAAACTCATTGATGGATATTCTTACGCTCTAGTTCGTGTCACTAAAATGTTAGGCATGCTTTCTAGCGGTAAAAATCTAGCAGAAATATCTGAAGCAAAGAAGGGTGATTTAACTAGTGGAGTTAGGAAGGAAGTTGATAAGACCTTCCAGCCAAAGCCAGAAGCTGAAACTGCTCCAAGAGGAGCAGAGGCAATATCTGAAGAGTTCCAAGAGATCCCT